CCAGACGCATTGTTTTGTGATAGTGAGTTTATGTGCATTATGTTCCCCCAGACCTAGACCCAGACCAAGACCTAGACCAAAACCCAGACCCAGACCTAGACCCAGACCCAGACCAAGACCAAGACCAAGACCTAGACCTAGACCCAGCCCGAGACCTAGACCGAGACCAAGACCGAGACCGAGACCCAGACCCAGACCCAGACCTAGACGCATTGTTTTGTGATAGTGAGCTTATGTGCATTATGTTCCCCCAGACCTAGACCTAGACCTAGACCTAGACCTAGACCTAGACCCAGACCAAAAGGGCTAGACGGTTTAGCCTCTGCTCAATAATCATGTCGTTCATGTCTGCCTCCTACGTAGTAACCACCCAGAGCCGCTGGGGTCGGTCTATCAATTGTTACAGTCATTATACAGGACTCTAGCGGCTATGTCAAGCGATTACACGACGTTATACTACATACTGTGCCACAAACTCATGGGCACCGTCTAGCAGAAACTGCTCTACCTTTACCACAGGCATTTTGCGGTTGTGTCCGTAAGATAACGCAATGCTACTTGACCCTATATACACTGCATTACTCATACTCATATCCATACTCGCTATATAGGCTTTAGGGTGTAGCTGCCTAGCGTCACACCATTTATGCAAAGCGGCACTTGATATAGATAATAATCTAGTATCCACATCGAACCGCACTACAGGTTCCGTAGTAGGTTTTAAAAGCGGTGGTTGTTCTAACCCATTACTTAATTCTGCATAACCTATAAATAGTCTGTCTTTGTGGTCTTGTATAAACGCATGGAGTTTCTCGTCTATTTGGGTATGTCTTTCGTGTTGTGCTTGTGCGTACTCGTCTGGGTGTAGTGCTTGTAGGGCTTCTAGCTCCTTTTCGAACCTGTAATTTAACTGGTTTGCATGCAGTTGTAGCAACTCTGTGTATCGTACATGTAATGCATGGGCTTTCTCTTTATATATGTTCATGGCTTTTCCTTTGTGTGGTGTTATTCGTAAATACGGATTGCAGATTTAACAACGGCTTCAGCTCGGCTTCCCCCCATCATTAGCTTATAGGCATCTGCTGAGCTTATTACGGCAAACTTGCCATCTACATGCCGTAACGTATCGTTAGGGTTACGATACTTAAAAAAGCTAGCAAACACATTGGCTTCCTCTGGTGTTATTTTCTTAGCGTTTAGCAACTCTGCAAGCCTATCGTACGGGCTGTAAACACCCGAGTTGAGCAACATGCGCAAGTCGTTCAACCTAAAGTCAATTAAGGCACGGTTACTCGCACTCGCTATCTCTTTTGTGCCTAGGTGGTGGGCTTCCTTGGCGCGGTCTAGATCTTTAAAATAGCCTATATGAATCCTCGTCCGTGTTGTTTTTATCTTAGTGTCACGGGTTGTCCAGCCTTTAGTATGCTTACCATCTACAGGCACTTCATCGTACGTGCTATGCACAACGTCCACACGCCAATAACCCTTATATGCGCCTGTCTTGCATTGTGTGATACCTACTACACCGGATTCTGAAGTGGTGGCTACTCTGTTGTTTATTGATTTACGCAGGTTCTCTATTCTAGTGTCCATACGATCGCCGTTAATAGGTGCTACGGCAGTATCTGGGTATTTCCCTTTATGGTATAGCCACACCATTTTGGCTTCTTGATGCGATGAGTTCTTAAAATTGATGCGGCGATACATGTCTAATGCATGGGTAGGGTATAGGGGCGAGTTTGTCATTACGGTTGTCGCCTTATCTAAGTTCTCCATGTAGAAATCTTCGGCAGACTTTTTTATGTTTATAGGCACAAGGCGACCCGCATATTGACCAGTTTCTATGTACCTAAACTTGGTTTTTAGCTCTTCTTGGGTGGGCTTAAATTTCAACTTTGTGGCCATTTACTACTCCATTTTTGTGGGTTGGTGCGAAATGCACGGGAGATAGTAAGTGTACTACGAAAGTTAGGCTAGTGCGTAGCTTTTTTTAATTTTGGCCTATGGCATATATAGAGTTGCGTTGAGTAGGTGGGAAATCTGTACTGTACTAAACTCACTCAACGCGGGTAGTCACAGATATAAAGGCAATGCATAATAGAAGATTTCAACTATACTATACTCTGGAAAGGCAATTTTAACTTAATGTACCTACTGTTTACTTACTATGTGGAAAAAAAATATACATGAGAGAGAGAGAGAGAGAGAGAGAGAGAAAAGGGAAAAAAGCAAAAATCTCTCAGGGGGGCTATTATTATTTTCTGGTAGTTAAGTATATATATAGTACATTACTAAAAATAATAATAATAATATGCCAAAATCCCCTGAATTTGCGTGTCACCCGCCCCAGTTTATTTTTATAAAGCCCGTGCATATCTGTGACTACTCTCAAGGCAAACCTATGGCAACACCTTAAAGGTTACTACGTAGTAACCCAAACCCTATTTTTGTCACCTAACCCTTTAGGAACGGGTATCAATCCTTTTCCACAGGCAATAAAAAACCTGCATTAAGCAGGTTCGTTTTAAGACACGATAATTTTTAAGCACTACCCAAGTATACCAGACATAAAAAAAGCCCCGTGAAGGGGCTTAGATTAGCTTTAATCGCTGTTTAATCGAGGGATATAGCACTATAGATAGCCAAAATCCCACCAGATAGGATATAAAATGCCTTTACTGAGTTACTTATCGCGTCGCAGTCATTAGCAAGTGCCATCAAGAGCGCCCCCATGCCTAGCATCGCCACGGCAAACAACACGTCGATTAGTGTTAAGTCTTTCTGTATGGTGACGCTACCGTTTGCGTTGCGTTCTACGGTGTACCATGTACCGTTAAAATAAGTTTTCATGTGTATTTCTCCTTTTAAGAATTTAACTAAGGGATAAAAATTGATAAGCTGATTGTATCAGCTTATCAAAAATAAGATTTTCTAGGCGTGGTTACTCCATAGTAACCGTGTGTTTGCTTGTGCAATTTCCCCCTAATGCTATGACTAAGGGGTCAAAATTGATAACCTGTGTTCACAGGTTATTTAATCGATGGTAATTTATGTGCCATTTCTAGCACATCTTCAAGTGCTGATAATAAGTCCTGTGATAGTGGCGACGACTTTAAGTCGTTAACCAACTCAATCAATTCTGGCAATACAATTTCAAAAACCGCTTTTACAGGTTTGTTTTTTGTTTTAACATGCGTTTCTAAAACGCCTTTCGTGGCGCTTTTTTGATCCGCTTGTGCCTTTGCCGCTTTATCACGGCTTGGGTTGCTACTGAACTTTGTGCCGTCCTTGATACATGCACGGATAATGCTTAGATAATTCGACTTTGTTTGGTCGGCAAGTTCCCCCATTGCTTCCCATAACATAGCCGCGTTCGGGCACCCCTTATCCTTGTAGCCTATTTCAACCTTTGCCGCTCTTAGCGGGGTTATTAGGTCGTTAATACTCTTAGCAATACCAGCCCTAAGCTGGGTAATGGTTTTGGCCTCCTTTTTAATCCCATCAATCACCAAACCATACTTGGCTTTAATCTTGGCGATTTCTTCATCTCTTGCCGCTTGTTGTGTCTTAGCCTCTAACAATGCCTTTTCGTGAGCTGCGCCCACGTTTGCGTAATTGTTTAACTTGTGGCCAAGCTCTACCAACAATGTAGTGGCTTGTTTAATGGTGGCGTTTTGTTCTGTTACTTGTTTAACTGCTTTCGTGTGATTAACTCCGATAATAATTATATTTAACGGCTGTCTTGCCGCTTTCTTGTTTGACTTCTTCGGGCGTTGGTGACTCCGTCAATCAGAACTCACGATTGTTCCACGTATCAACGATTGATTGTAATTGTTTGATCGCATCATCGAAATTACTAACATTATCCGTTAGCAATTCCATAACGTCGGTGTAATAAGTTTCGTAGATCCTATCCCAACCTTTTTCGTAATTTGCGAGAGCGTGTTCCAGAATTTTTGGAACCCAATCTTTTCTATTATCCATAAAGTTTTGTTCTGTTTTCATGTGATTAACTCCGCTAATAATTAAAAACCGCGGCTGTCTTGCCGCGTATCCGTTGGGCAGTATCCCCCCAAGGGAAGTACATTATCAGGCGTATTAATCGCCTTGTCAACTACTTTACGCGACTTAATACGATTTAACGCCTTACTACGTAGTAACCAGACAGGGCTAAACACCTATAAAACCCAGTAAAATCAATCATTTAGCTAAAAATCTGGGTATTTTCTGGGGTAGGTAGGGCTTATTTATTCCTTATATAGCGGGGAAAGCACCCCCGACACCCCTTTTTTCTGAATCACTACAGATTACCTATAGACTCAAATCCACACAAACAATACATACTTTTTTCAAAACTACACCAAATAACGCTACATTACGTAACCCCCCACCCCTTATCAATTTCTGCCCGATGCTACACAAAGCAGAATACAGAAACACCCCCCGTCAATTTTATTTAACCCTAGGTAAAATTTTTTTGTATACTGTAATTCACTAAAATACACGGTCACCCCCGTACCTATGGAAGAGCACCTTTGCATAGACCCACCGTTGGATAACCCCAACGAGATAACAGCCATGCTGACCCGAGCTAGGGAGTGCTTCACTATGTCTGCCTCTTTCTTAGAAATGATGGGGTTTGATTTGCCTGAACCCACAGCAGATGACAAGAAGGAAGCTATGCAGATTTATCACTCTGCACCTAACGCCCCACCTAAGCCTACTACACTAGGTGCAGCAGTTATTCTCGACCGTATGCTTGCTAAGCACGATTACGTTTTAGCAGACCCATCTAATAAGATGCGTAACTACGTTGTCTATAAACTATTCGAACATGCTGAAAGCGAAGACCCTAAGGTCAGTTTAAAAGCGCTTGAGTTTCTAGCGAAGTCCTCCGATGTGGGACTATTTGCCGACAAGATTGAAATTAACATTAATCAGAAGTCCACAGTTGAGCTAGAGTCAGAATTGTCATCACTGCTTAAAGGTATTGCACAGCGGAGCCTAGCACCAAAAAACAACACTTATGATGCAACTGATGCGGATTTTGTAGATGCTTAGTACTTTATCTGAGGCAGATTTAAAACTGGCCCTCGCCTATGCAACACCTAGCGAAAAGATTGTTATCAATAAGATACTAGCAGAGTTGAAGCAAAGAAATTTGCGTGAAGCTGCCCAAGAAAACTTCATGGCTTTTGTTGAATATATTTGGCCAGACTTTATTAACGGGCGGCATCATCAGCGGATGGCTAAGTTATTTGAGGATGTAGCTTCAGGTAAGGAAAAAAGGATCATTATTAACTTAGGTCCTAGGCACACAAAGTCAGAGTTTGCCTCCTATTTATTACCAGCATGGCTGTTGGGTAAGTTCCCTAATAAAAAGATTATGCAGGTATCGAACACGTCAGAACTTGCAGAAGGTTTTGGTCGTAAAGTACGTAACTTGGTGGGTTCTGAACGATTCAGGGAAGTGTTTCCCGATGTTGAATTAAGGCAAGATTCTAAAGCGGCAGGTCGATGGAACACTAACAAGAATGGTGAGTATTTTGCGACAGGTGTTGGCGGCGCGTTAGCAGGTCGAGGTGCTGATATATGCATTATTGACGATCCACACACTGAAGCAGAAGCAATAGCAGCAAGAACAAACCCTGCTATCTACGATAAGACATATGATTGGTACACCTCAGGGCCTCGGCAGCGGTTACAACCTAAGGGATCTGTAGTTCTGGTTATGTGTATGACAGGTGACACTAACGTATTAATGGCCAACGGGACAACAACGCAGTTAAAAAATATACGCGTTGGAGATGAAGTAGCTACATTTGATAAGGGCAGCTTAGGAGTAAGTAAGGTCAATAATTGGCGGTCAAGTGGTACGGATACCATATACACAGTACAAACGCAATCTGGTATAATTCTTCGAGCAAATGAGAGGCATCCGTTTCTTGTGCTTAATGAAGGGGTATTAGAATGGACCAGATTGAGATCGTTAAAACCGGGTATGTTGCTTGTAGCAATGAAGGATGTACAAGACCTGCAAGGTCACAAATTAAACCGGGGATGTGCCATCCATGCCAAGCTAGAGAGTGCTACCATAAGAAAAACCCTGAAGCCCCTTATCACCCGATTGGACACCATGGTAAGTGGAAAGGTAAAGCTTGCGCATGTGGAAAGCCAGCAAAAGCTAAAGGACTATGTGACTCTTGTTACTCAAAAAAATACCCGTCAGCTAAATCAACACCAGAGCAAAATAGAGCGCGACGAATTAAGCACAGATATGGCATCACTGCGGAAACCTACGACCAAATGGTTGAAGCGCGTGGCAACAGATGCGATGTTTGTGGGCAATTACCCTCTGCAAAAAATACAAGAGCTCATTGGAACGGAAAATTATGCATCGACCATTGCCATAACACCGGAAAAGTCAGAGGGCTACTTTGCAACGACTGCAACCTCGCAGTTGGATATGGAAAGACAGCAGATATTCTCGAACGAGCTGTGGCGTATCTCCGACTTCACGACTGATCCGATAGTTAGTATCGTTTATGCAGGTAAGGAAGAAGTATTTGATGTTGAGGTAGACCGCACTGAAAATTTCATTGCTAATGGGATAGTCAGCCACAACACTCGCTGGCATACCAGAGATTTAACAGGGCAGATAATAGAAGCGTCACAGAAAAGTGACCGTATGGATCAGTGGAGACTGGTGCAGTTCCCGGCTATTTTACCTAGTGGTAAGCCATTATGGCCTGAGTTTTGGTCCCTACCTGAGCTAGAGGCAGTTAAAGCAGAGATCCCGAATAGTAAGTGGCAAGCGCAGTACCAACAAGAACCTACGTCAGAAGAAGGTGCGATTGTTAAGCGTGAATGGTGGCGAGAATGGGATAAAGGCAACCCACCACACAATATAGAGTTTACGTTAATGTCATGGGATACAGCGTTTGAAAAGCATAACAATGCTGACTATAGTGCGATGACGGTATGGGGTGTATTTAATACAGAGGATGAAGATGGGTTTGAGAGGCCCAATATCATTTTGCTTGATGCAGTTAAGAAACGTGTGGAGTTTCCTGAATTAAAGCAGTGGGTGCTTGAGGCGTATAAGGAGTGGGAGCCTGACGGGATTATTATCGAGAAAAGGGCATCTGGTGCGTCACTAATACAAGAGCTTAGACGTATGGGCATTCCTGTACAAGACTTTACACCCACTAAAGGTAATGACAAGATTTCACGGCTTAATAGCGTAGCTGATATTTTTGCTTCTGGTTTTGTGTGGGCGCCACAGACACGTTGGGCGGAAGAAGTAATAGATGATGTGGCATCATTCCCTGCTGGAGCGCATGATGATATTGTCGATACAGTCAGTATGGCGATGATTAGATTTAGGCAGGGTGGGTTCGTAGGGACTCAATTAGATGAACCCGAGGAAGAACAATACTTTAAGCGTAAAGTAGCTTATTATTAAGTGAAGCTTTTTACCCTATAGGAATACAAAACATGGCAATTGATAAAGCACTTTACCAAGCCCCACAAGGCATTGGCTCATTACCTAAAGAACCAGACTTAGAGATTGAAATTGAGAACCCTGATGACGTCACGATGACAATCGGTGGTATGGAGATCGACTTGATGCCTGATAGAGACACGTCTGAAGATTTCAACGCTAACTTAGCGGAAGAAATGGATGAGAAAGATCTGTTAACTCTAGCCGGCGACTTGCTGTCTGACTTTGATGATGATATTGCGTCGAGACGTGATTGGATGCAGACATACGTCGATGGTATTGAGCTGTTAGGTATGAAGATCGAGGAGCGGTCAGAGCCATGGGAAGGTGCTTGTGGTGTGTATCACCCCCTATTAAGTGAAGCATTGGTGAAATTCCAAGCTGAAACCATGATGAGTACGTTCCCAGCAGCGGGTCCGGTTAAAACGCAAATTATTGGTAAGGAAACGCAAGACAAAAAGGATGCGGCAGTACGTGTTCAAGAGGACATGAACTATCAGTTGACTGATGAGATGACCGAATTTAGGCCAGAACACGAGCGTATGCTGTGGGGCTTAGGTATGTCGGGTAATGCATTCAAGAAAGTGTACTTCGATCCGCATTTAGACCGTCAAGTTTCCGTATTTGTACCTGCTGAAGACCTCGTTGTGCCTTATGGTGCGATGAATTTAGAGCAAGCAGAGCGTGTAACTCACGTAATGCGCAAGACAGAGAACGATTTGCGTCGTTTGCAGGTGGCTGGCTTCTATAGAGATGTTGATTTGGGTGAACCAGACAACGTTTTGGACGAAGTTGAGAAGAAAATCGCTGAAAAAATGGGTTTTAGAGCGACATCTGACGACCGATACAAGGTGTTGGAGATGCACGTTGACCTAGACTTACCGGGTTTTGAACACGAAGAAGACGGTGAAGCTACAGGTATTGCACTACCTTACGTGGTGACTATTGAGAAGGGCAGTAACACAATATTATCTATTCGCAGAAACTGGGAAGAAGGCGATGAATCGTACCAAAAACGTCAGCATTTCGTGCATTACGGCTATGTGCCGGGTTTTGGTTTCTATTGTTTTGGTCTTATCCATCTTGTTGGCGCTTTTGCTAAGTCTGGTACTTCTCTTATTAGACAGCTTGTGGACGCAGGTACATTGTCTAACCTCCCGGGTGGCTTCAAAGCTAGAGGAATGCGGATTAAAGGTGATGACACCCCGATAGCCCCGGGTGAATGGCGTGATGTAGACGTACCAAGTGGCGCAATGCGCGATAACATCATCCCACTACCGTATAAAGAGCCTAGCCAGACATTAATGACGTTGCTTAACCAGATTGTTGACGAAGGTAGACGGTTTGCTAATGCTGCTGACTTACAGATTTCTGATATGTCAGGCCAAGCGCCGGTAGGCACCACGCTGGCTATTTTAGAGCGTACTCTGAAGTCTATGAGTGCGATTCAAGCGCGTATTCATTATAGCTTTAAGCAAGAATTGGTTTTATTAAAAGGAATCATTGCAGCGTATGCGCCAGAAGATTACAACTACGAGCCAGATACAGGTAGTAGAAAGGCTAAACGCTCTGACTACTCGATGGTTGACGTTATCCCTGTGTCTGATCCGAACGCCTCCACAATGGCACAGAAGATTGTTCAGTACCAAGCGGTATTGCAGCTGGCTCAGCAGTCGCCTCAAATCTACAACATGCCGTTGTTACACCGTCAGATGCTGGACGTGCTGGGTATTAAAGACGCTCAGAAGTTAGTGCCGATGGCTGAGGACATGAAACCGTTAGACCCGATCACAGAAAACCAAAATGTGTTGGCAATGAAACCTGTGAAAGCGTTCTTAACTCAAGATCACCAAGCACATATCCAAGTACATATGGCTGCTATGCAGGATCCGAAAATTCAGCAGTTGTTACAAGGTAATCCAGCAGCACCTCAGATTGCAGCAGCAGCGCAAGCACACATTGCTGAGCATTTAGGGTTCGAGTACCGCAAACAGATTGAGCAACAGTTAGGTTTTGCATTACCACCACAAAAAGACGAGTCAGGTGAAGATATCCACATGGACCCTGAAGTGGAAGCTAAATTGGCGCCGTTATTGGCTCAAGCAGCGCAACAGTTGTTACAGAACAATCAAGCAGAAGCAGCGCAAGCTCAGGCTCAACAGCAAGCACAAGACCCATTGGTTCAAATGCAGATGCAAGAGTTGCAGTTAAAAGCAGCAGAGCAACAGCGTAAAGCGCAGAAAGACCAAGCCGATATTCAGCTTAAAGCACAGCAAATTCAAGTTGAACGTGAACGTATTGCTGCACAAGAACGCACAGCTTCACAGCAACAAAAAATTGATGCTTTAAAATCTGCAGCACAAGTAACGGCTAAACGTGATAGCGATGCTGCTAAGTTAAAAACTGAGGCACTTAAATCGGCAGCACAAATTACTGAGCAGAAGCGCAGTAGTAATCAAAAAATGGCGATTGATGCTCTGAAAACAGCAGCAACGTTGGAAGCTCAGACAAAAAACAAGTCTGACGACAGATCACACCGATCAGCTAAGGCTGAAAAGCCTCAAAGGTTTGCTGAAGGAGGAAAAGTAGGTAAAAAGGAGAACCTAAGTGATGACTACGATTACGCAGGTTATGATCGGGCTGTTGCACAAGGGTTGATTGAGTCTAGGGCGGGAGAAGAAGCACATTACCCTGACACTTTCAAATTACCTAACCATATTACTTTTTCTGAGCAGAGCAAGTACTCTAATGAGAAAACCCCCGGTGGCCGTTGGATGGAAACAGAAGGCGGACGATACTATTTTCACCCGTCAGAACACAACTTAAAAAACACTTCACCTGATGCAATGGCAGAGTATTTTAAAAATTATGAGAAAAAAGGGACATCAGTAGTACTACCTGATGGAAGAATCATAGAAGGATCAAGATAATGAATGCATTTGAATTGTTGATTCAACAGATCAATGAGGAAGTCGAACTAATCCAAAATGCTATCTGCCACGGGAAGGCGGATAGTTTTGACGAATATAAACGGCTCTGTGGTGAGGTACGAGGGTTACTCATCGCTAGGGAATTAACTGAAACCCTTAGAAACAAAATGGAGAACTCAGATGACTGAGATATTACTGGCTACAAACCCCAGTAAACCGCAAGTAGTTGGTGCTGTTAACTTGGAAGCCACCCCTGAAGAGAAAGCAAGCCAGCTACCTAAACCATCGGGTTACCGCATCTTATGTGCTATTCCTGAAGTAGAAAAGGAATACGAAAGTGGCATTATTAAAGCTGATGTCACTATGAAGCACGAAGAAGTATTAACCACTGTTTTATTCGTAGTTGCTCTAGGTCCAGATTGCTATCCAGAAGAGAAATTCCCTAGCGGTCCTTGGTGTAAGGTGGGTGATTTTATTTTGGTTAGACCAAACGCCGGCTCACGCTTAAAGATTCACGGTAGAGAATTTAGAATCATCAACGATGATTCGGTTGAGGCAGTAGTTGACGACCCACGTGGCATTAAAAGGGTATAAGGAGTAGAACATGGCTGAATACGAAGAATATAAATTTCCTGACGAACAAGATCAAGGTTCTGATTTTGAAGTAGAGGTAGAAATTGTCGATGACACCCCGGAGGAAGATCGAGGTCGTCAACCAATGCCAAAAAACATCGTAGAAGACTTAGAGCGAGATGAGCTTGAAGAGTACGATGAAGGTGTTAAACAGAAGATAAAACAATTGAAAAAGGTTTGGCATGATGAACGCCGGGCTAAAGATCAGATAGCTAGAGAGCATGAAGAAGCCCTAGAAGCTGCGAAAAAATTGTTTGAAGAAAATAAACGCATTAAAGCGGCAATGGCTGTTGGTGAACGTGAATACATCAACACATCAAAAGCAGCTGCGGCAATGGAAGTTGAATACGCAAAAAGAGAATATCGAGAAGCATATGAATCAGGCGATACTGATGGTGTAATTGCAGCACAAGAAAAGCTACAATTTGCCAATTTAAAGCTGTTAAGGGCTAATAACCTCAAAGAGACCCCTTTACAAGAGCCTGAAGATATTGTACAACAGCACCGTGAAGAACAACCTGTACAACATCGACCTGTACAACCCGATCAAAAAGCTCAAGCGTGGCAAGAACGCAACAGATGGTTTGGTCAGGATGAGGAGATGACAGCAGCAGCATTAGGCTTACACCAGAAGCTAGTCAATAATGGCGTTGAAGTTGGTTCTGACGAATATTACAGCACATTGGACAAGACAATGCGCACAAGGTTTAGCGAGCATTTTGGGGAACCTAAGGCAAAACCACGTACCGTTGTAGCGCCGGCAACCCGTAGCACCTCTTCAAATAAAATACGACTTACTCAGAGTCAAGTCCAAATTGCCAAAAAGTTTGGTCTAACCCCTGAAGCATATGCAAAAGAAGTTTTAAAATTGGAGAATAAATAATGGCTACTACACAAAACAGAATAACTCGCGAGCTAGAAACCAGAGCACTAACAGAGCGTCCTAAGCAGTGGATGCCACCTGAAGCGCTCCCTGAACCTG